CAAAATTAGTTGTATGTCCTATATAACAAAAATTAAGTTCCTTGTTTTTAGGGCAAATTTTATACATTATCGCAACAATAATATCAGCTTCGCTGTCAGAATGATTATATTCTTCTTCCATCATATACATATTTATATAATTTAGACTTTAAGTTGTTTATATAAATATATTCAATTTTTGTGTTTGGCTCAACCTTTCCCAAAGGTTGATTAGGAGATCTTTCTAGTAGGAATATCATTAGAAACAAGATAAATAGAATTTTCAGTAATAATAATATACTCTGTCCCGCTCTTATAAAACTTCTGAATGCAACTGGTATACTCATCTTCACTCTTTACTAGCAACTTTTCGCCATTCTCTCTGGCGCCAATAAGGGCTTTCTTATCAAGAGAGAAAGTCCAGTAATCCATCATAATTGGCTTATCATCAACAATACTAAGCTTGGCAGCATGTTTCAATGTAATATCACTAGGAAGTCTATAGTTAAAACTATTATCTGACTTGGCAGCAGGAGGAGTATTTTGTTCAGCGGACATTTTATATAACTATTTTGAACAATTCTTTAAATACTTATTATATTAAAGTATTTTAGTTTAAATAATTAAAAACAGTAATTTATATAATGAAAAGTGTAATATCAAAAGAGAATAATTATTCATTACAAAATAGTGAAAATTATAGAAAAGATTTTAACTGCAATATAAGCGAAATTGTAGAAAAATATTCAGAACTCATTATTGAATACTTTAAATTTATAATGGAAAATATTAAAACCAAAAATTCAGCTTTAACCAAATTTATTATAATACGTGGTTTAGACACAATAACAAATGTGTTTTTACATATTTTATATTTTACGAAAAACATAGACTTGACCTATTTTCATTCTCAAAAATCGTATTATTTTTATGTAGAATTTGTGGGTCAAATATCGGATGATGAAAAAACATTTTTGCAACTCACTTCTAGAGATGCAACAACTTATGTATATAAAAAAACGGTATTTGATGTTAACAATGAATTAAAAAAAATAAATGAAAATGTCTCAGACGAGTTTAGAGAGAAAATGGATACAATAAAGAGTTATGTCAATTTATACCAAATGTATATGCTTAAAGTTATTCAATCTGATACAATTGACATAGCATACATATCGGATTTATCTAAATTATATGAAAAATTGATGAATTTGACAAATAAACCAAAAATAGTTAAATTAGAAAATATTGTTGATAAATTATACTGCAAAATTAGGGATAAAACCAAATTTTTTGAAATAAATCATTTATTGGTTAAAAAGTTTTTAAAAAAACAAGAACTATTTAGCCATATTGAAAAAAAAATACATCTAGAAGAATTTGAAGAGAAACTAATAACGGAATCAAGCGATAAATTTGTTACATGGGTTTTATTAAACTAACGTTTTGTATTTATTTAACTGTTTAGCAGCTCGGGCTGAATTTCAATTGTAATATTCTTTCTGCGCACCTTTTTCTTCTTATCTTTGAGTACAGTCTCACTATTTTCGCCAACTTTCATATTTTTTTGACATATATTTTTAAATTCATTCCTAAGAATAATTTTCAGAAATTCATAAATAATCAATAGCACATTTTCATCACATCTTCCGACAATTAAAACACTTCCAGTCCGAAATATCATAAAGGATACCTCTTTCACATTTTTATAAAGTTCCTTATTTTCTTCTGATATTTGACACCCATTTTGAAGTCCAGTATCCGGATTATAATAGAATTTACATTGAATTCCGGGATAGGAACAAGGATCATAAATAGATTGTATATTATATTTAAATTTTAATATATCATACAATACTTCTCTGTTAATAAAGAAACCGCAGTTAAAGTTGGAATTTATCAATACAGTCTCGGTTGTATTTTCTTTGTACCCAAGAGTATCAGGAACATAAGGTTGTAATATCTCAAGAATTTGACTTAAAATCAAATCAAAGATGGGTTCACTTTGAACGCCTGGTATTTCAAGCTTACCTGTATTAAATACTTTGATATGAAATTCTTTAAATACTTCTTGTATTCGCATACGAGCAATTAATACAAAACAATTGTAAAACGCGCTCTTCTTTTTGCAGCGATAACTCATAAGATCTTTTTTAGACACACCAATACTAACTTTTCTAGTATCCTTAAACTTAATCCGTCCTGACGGATTATCAATATGAGTAATGATGTGCTCTTCAAAATAGGTTTCACTCTTCAGTTTCTCTTGAATAAACAAGAGTTCTTCATTTGTATTAGAGTTAAATTTCATTTGTTTTTTAATAACACCATTGCACGGTTTAGCATACGGAATAACTGGAATTTCCCAAAATATCTGTTTCAAGTCAATCGGCGTGTTTAAATAAGCTATCTTTGTCTTTGTAGAAATATAAATGCTAGAAGGTTTAGGAGCATCAGAGGTCAAATCACAAGCTAAATTAGCGGAAATAAATTCTTCGGCAGTTTGTTGAATTATTTCATTTGCGTCATCTTCTTCTTCTTCGTCTGATGAATCAGCGTGATTATATTTTGATGATATAAAGTTCTCCCATTCCGTGTCAATATTCATGGTTACAGCCATATTATATTCAATGCAATATTCTTTATATTCTTTATATTAATTTTATTTCAATTATTTTCTTTATAATATAATATAAAGAATGCAAACTAGAACACGCGTCATCCATGAAAGACCCAATATTATTCCAATACAAAAAAACTTATCTACATCTATGAACAATAATAATAGCCCTAAGGGTGAGTATAGTCTAAAGCAGAGTTTTTTTGATCCATCAAAAAGTTCACCCCCTAACGATTTTATACTCAAGCTTAAACAAAGAATGTCAATATACAATGCAAATCTTTAAAACCTTTATGCAAATGACAATGAGGGAGATATAAAAGATGATAGTCTGGACAAAGAATAATGAATATGAATATTGTTATTTTGAATTTGAGAGTGCATCAAGTTTTCAATAAAATTTAAAAACTCTTTGTATAAGTATTGTGGGTGATTGCGAATAATATAATTTAGAAAATCCTTTATTATATTTTTTTTATCAATATTATACTGAATACTAATATTGTGCACAAACATATTTATATTTTCTATTTTTTCTCTCTTTGATAGTAATTCAATCAAGCTTTCCCAAACATCATTGTCTATAATATAACATTCTGTGTCATCTTTTGCGGTGTTTTGATTGGATTGCATAAAATTGATCATACTTCTTATATCCGATTTATACAGTTTTTGAATACAAGATAGCGTTTTTTGTGACATATTAAGATTCTCTGAATCTGATATATGTGTTAAAAAAGTTATGATTTCGTTTTTGGGAAGCTGATTAAAACGTAGGCGAATGAATTCATTTTGTAAGCCCTCGTCTATCTTACTAATATAATTACAAATTAAACAAAAGCGAACACTACTTGAATAATTTTGTAGTAAATATCTTAATGCTTGTTGGGCGTTTTTTGTCATATAATCTACTTCATCTAATATCACAAATTTCATTCCTGTATGAAACAGTGGCTTTGAATTTACAAAGAAATTGATTTGATTTCTTATTATATCTATCCCTCTCTCGTCTGATGCATTTAAATGAATTATTAAGTCTTTGTTTTTTGTATTTAACTTGGCTTGGTATGCGTTTATAAGGTTTATTATGGTTGTAGTTTTACCTGTGCCTGGTGGTCCATAGAAGAGCAAATTCGGGAAATAAGATGTTTCTATTATATTTTTTAGGATTTTTTTGTTTAAGGGGTCTAATACAATATCGTCAAACTTTTTTGGTCGATACGCTTCAACAAGGACGTAACCTCCACTAGTCATTTAATTAATAGTCTAATATGTGTTTAATATATTATTAACCAATTGTAATTATCAAAATATAAAAAAATGAATTAAAATAATAAAGATATTTAATGAACAAAGACATAATGAATACTTCTAAATCCGGATATCTTGAGTTATTTATAGGTCCGATGTTTAGTTCTAAAACTACACACCTAGTTGAATTATATAAAAAATGCATATTCTGCAATATTTCTGTAGCGGTAATTAATCATTCTATTGATGATCGGTATGATGAAGAATTATTATCAACACACGACCAGATTAAAATCCCATGTATTAAAACAGAAAAATTATTTGATATATGGTCCGACCATATTTCATTAGAAGAAAATATTGAAAAAACATCTAGAGTAGGAGACAAAATTAAAGTAGCAACAAGCAGTGTTATTTTAATCAATGAAGGGCAATTCTTCCCTGATTTATTTGAGTTTGTCAACGAATTGTTAAAATCAGATAAAAAAGTGTATGTTTGCGGATTAGATGGCGATTTTGAGAGAAAAAAGTTTGGGACAATTCTTGATTTAATTCCTCTTTGCGACAAAGTGAGTAAGTTAACATCTTTATGTTCATTATGTAAAGATGGAACGCCTGGAATATTTTCAATGCGCCTAACAAAAGAAACTTCGCAAACCTTAGTTGGATCATATAATTATATTCCAGTTTGTCGTAAATGTTACACCGCGAATAAATCTGACTAATCTGACTAAATATATTTTAAAACTATTTAAATCATAGTTAATATATTCATTTATAACTTAAATGACAAAAAATGAAGTTAGTAGTAGCATTAATAATAATAATACGCAATTAGTTGTTAAAAAACGCGGTAGAAAATCTAAAAAAGATATTGAAAATGCTGCAATATTATTGCAGCAACAATCCTCAATTGCAAATAATATCAATGTAGTTATAGAAGAAAGTTTAAAGGATATGAATATAGATAATATAGATAATATATTCAATTCGCAAGACATTATTGCTACTGACTATGAAGAAAACGAAAACATAGTATCAGAAAATATATTTATTTTTCCGAAAGACAATATTCAAAATGAAGTTCAAAATGAAGAGTCAAAACCATTGGGGAAAAAACGCGGAAGAAAACCCAAAGGAGGAAAAATCATACAACAAGCGGTTTCAATTAATAATAATCAAGAAGATAAGCCAAATGTTATTTTGCACTTAAAATGTTCTTTCAAAGATTTGCAAGCTAGTTCCTTAAGTAATAATGAAATTCATGGATATAATTTTAACAATCCACATCAGTTATCTTACGATGTAATTAGTGCAGAATCAAGTATTTATAGTCAAAAGTTTCAAGACGAAAATGTTACATCTGTTCAACCAAAAATGAGAGAGGATGGTATTGATTGTGATGATGATAATTCAAATAAAGATAACAATGTTAGAGAATTATGGAAAAAGTTAAAGGTTTTAGAACATAATCTACATGTTAACAATATCTGTGATAAAAAATCCGCTTGTTTTTGGTGTACATATGAGTTTGATAATCCTCCCGTTTATATTCCCAAGCATTTTATTAAGGATTCATACCACGTTTATGGGTGTTTTTGTAGCCCCGAATGTGCAACTGCATATTTAATGGAAGAATGCATTGACAGCTCTTCTAAATTTGAAAGATATCATCTTATGAATCATATTTATTCCAAAATTTATGATTATAAGAAAAATATTAAACCTGCACCTAACCCGTATTATATGCTTGACAAGTATTATGGTAATCTATCTATTCAAGAATATAGATCATTATTAAGAAATGAGCGTTTATTTTTAATTGTAGATAAACCTCTTACTAGAATTCTACCTGAATTACATGAAGATAACGACGATTTTATTATCAATAATAAAATAATTCCGTCAAATACATATCAAATCAAGAAAAAGCTACAGAAAAAGCAAACAAAAACTAATATTTTAAGTGAAAAGTTTGGATTATTGCAACAATCAATATGAATATAAATAATATGCTATAGATTCAGTAGTATATTATTTTCTAGAGTGTATTATTTATTATTTATTATTTTCTATTATTATAGTATGAAGACAGATTTAGAATATGATGATTTTAATATTTATGATATAAACTCAATTTTTAGTTTTATTAAAGAAAACTCTATCCAAATACTTTTATTGCTTCTAGTTCCTGTTATTATATATATAGTAGATCATATTTCTAATATAAATGCGATTATTTTTGGCTTACCTAGTCCTGTTCCTACTTCTTCGCAACAACCACAAGTACATCAACAAAATCATTCAAAAAAACGAAAGGGTTTTAAGAAATAATTTATATTTCATATAGTCCGTCATCTTTTACATTGGTAAAGTCTAATTCTTATTTATAACATTTGTTTTGCCTCTCCTTTTTCTACTCTTTTATGATAGTCTCGCATGTTTGAATCTAATCTATATCGTATTTGTTTAAAAATCTCCTGATTAATAGATGTAACTTCTGGTTTCCTTTTTTCACCAATGCCTAAATATGCTTTAATGGTGGCGATTTCATCAAAGCTAAACTCCCTTAATTTCTCTCTTGCTTGCTCATCTGTGTAATCTGTTTGCCTTAAGATCTTTTGCACCTTATCTTCAATTTCACTTGTTTCAACCAATGAAATATTATCAGCCATATATGAATTAGATAAATTATTTTTTAAATCATATTAAACGAATAGCTATATATAAATTATCATAGAAGAATGACTGAAAATAAAACTGATAACTTTAATATTGAACCATTGGTGACTGAAATTGAAAATGTTATTAAAAGGGGATTGAATACAATTTTAAAAGATTATGTTACTAGATGCGAATCATTGGAAAATACACATAAACAAATTTTATTGGTTTTGAATGAATTAAACATGGAACCACGCCGAGTACAACCAGAACAAGTACAACCAGAACAAGTACAACAAGAACAACCAGAACAAGAACAACCAGAACAAGAACAAGATGTACCAATCTTTGTTAGAGTAGCACAAGAGTTAGTTCGTGAAGAAGTTTGTCATGTAGAAAATAAATTAGATAAGTTAGAAAAAAGTTACAATTCAATTGTAGATATTTTAGATAAAATATTTACTAATGTAAAGACCTTAAATGAGGATGTTAAATTATTAAAGACAACTCCATCTGTTATAGAAGAAACTGTTAAAAATATTTGCAAACCTACACTTGTATCGGCTAGTGAAAATGAGAATATTAAATTTGAAATTCAGGAAGATGAAGTAAATCTAGAGGAAGAACCTGAAATAGAAGAACCTGAACCTGAAATAGAAGAAAGAGGTAAACTAGAAGAACTGGATGAAGTGGTAGAAGAAGAATCAGTAGAAGAGGAAGAATCAGTAGAAGAAGAAGAATCAGTAGAAGAGGAAGAATCAGTAGAAGAAGAAGAATCAGTAGAAGAGGAAGAATCAGTAGAAGAGGAAGAGAAACAAACAGGCAAACAAGAACAAGAAGTTGAGACCGAATCTTCTAGTGAATCAGAAGATGAATCAGATGAAGAAGAACAAAAAGATGAAGAACAACAAACAGGTAAACTAGAAGAAGAATCAGAAGAGGAAGAATTTTTTGAAATTGAAATTGATGATGTAACTTATTGCACAAATAATGAAGAAAATGGGTTCATTTATGAAGTAACTGAAGACGGAGAACTAGGCGAAAAAGTAGGTTATTTGAAAGAATCAGAACCCTTCTTTTATGCTGATGAAAAATAAAATAAAATAAAATAAAATATAAATATAATTTATAAATAATGATAAAATTATGCGCTCCAGCGATTATATATTTAATATTTTCACTTACTCAAATACTTATTGACACATTTAAGGGACTTTATAATATGGCATTTGTTAAAATAATTGTAGCTACTATGGTTACATTATTATTAAATATATTATGTGAAAGAGGATTAAGTGTTGTTTCATGGATAATTGTATTTATTCCTTTTATTTTAATGACAGTAGTTGTAAGTATGATATTGTATGTTTTTGGGTTAGATGCTGCAACGGGCAATTTAAAAAAATGCGATGGTGCTAGCAAAACAAAGCGTTGTGGAAAGGGAATTACAATTGATGCTTTAGGTAATACAATAATTTATGATCCTAACTATAATCCTGTTACTAATCCAATATATTACAAGTCGCCAAATATTATTGTTCCACATGACAATAACATTATTAATTATCATAAATACAATAAACAACAACAAATAATGCCACAACCAATAAACTATCCACAACCAATAACACCAACGCCTCATGGTTCTAGTAGTCCAGCATATCAAAGTTGATAAACAAGTTAATAAATAATTTAAAGATATTATTATTTATTAATTATTATGACACTTGCAACCTTAATTAACTTTGTTCGCACATGTGTCTTTGTGGTACTTTTAAATGATTATTTGAAAAGAACATATCCAGAGGAATACAATAATGCGCTAGTAACTTCTACACTAAAAGCTATACATTTATACAGTAAGTTGCAAATAATTTGCAATAATAAATATGGACAAATAAAAGAGTGTATTGACGCAAATCCCTTTTTAAAACAAATCTTTGATGAAATTTATAAAAAAAATATTCAAAATGAAATTTGTCAAGTAAAACCTGGAGAAATGTATATAAAACTAATTACTACAACTATTTCAGATATTCATTTTGAAGAAAAAGACAAAGACAAAGAAAAAGAGGATTGTTTTTATGTATTTTCTGACAATGTTAATGCTGTCAATAAATGTGTGAATCGCGTATTCTTGTATTCACAACCGTTTGCAAGCACCAATTATGAGGTTTCCAATGTTAAATTTATGTTATTGGAAGTAAAGCTAAATGGAAACACTTATAAAATAGATCTCAAGAATGAACAATCAAATTATTATATTGTAAATAATATTTTTGATAAGAATTTTTTCATTTATTACTTGAACAACTACCAAGTTCTGACAAGTGAAGACTTGCTGCAGATTGAAAAGTTTGATATTAAACTAATAGATCAAGATGTGAATATTAGAGAGCTAGAAATTACCGATAAAAAGTTCATTTTGCTTAAAAAAGACGAATATATATATTAGGACAATTATTAGGCATTATTAGTAAATTATTATACAATTATAAGAAAAATTGAAATATTATTTAAATATTATTTAAAACAATTTAAAAAAAAATTGAAATATTATAGTATATAATGTTATCCCAGCATACAACAATGGAACAAGCAACTTCTAGTATGGAAACTTATCATGGTTTGTCTGATAACTGGACATTGTGGGCGCATTTGCCTCATAATACCGACTGGAGCATTACTAGTTACATTCCTATTTCCACCTTCACTACAGTTGAAGAAACTATTGCTGTAACTGAGACATTACCCGCTGTTTTGGTAGAAAATTGCATGTTGTTTCTCATGAAAGAAGGTGTGAAGCCAACATGGGAAGATCCAAAAAATAGAAATGGCGGCTGCTTTTCATACAAAGTTACAAATAAAAATGTTTGCAAGGTTTGGAAGGACTTAACTTATGTTGTAGCAGGTGCAACGATAAGTGGTAATGCTAATTTCGTTAGTTGTGTGACTGGGATAACAATTTCACCAAAAAAGAATTTCTGTATTATTAAAATTTGGATGGCTGATTGTAATAATCAAAATCCAGCAATTGTAACTAATGATGTCAAGGGGATTTCACCAGTAGGTTGTTTGTTTAAAAAGCATACGCCGGAGTACTAAAGCAACCACCTTTGGGAAAGGTGGATACAAAAATATTTTATAAAGTTGTGCAAAAGAATTATAAAATGATAAATTTTTTTATCATTTTATGAGAATTGAAATACTTTTACATAAAGTTATAATAAACTTTTATGAAATATAATTTTAGGCTGTTCTCGTCCATGTATATACTACAATATATGGTTGTAAAATATTAACTGCTGCGTTGGTTGTAACATTGTTTGAGTTTGTTATTGTTATACCTGTTGTAGTAGTGTCTGCAACAGCCGGTCCCGAAACAGCGGCAGCTGTATTTGCTTGAGGTATTGGAGGTGTAAAAAAATTAATTGGTCCACCTAAAACATAATCTCCATATACTGAACGGTTTGCACCCTGAGAGCCGCCATAAACTAATAAATGACTATGACCAGGGTCAGACAATGAATTAGGGTGCGAATGCACCGGTAAATTATTAGCAATTAATGTTACTGTTTCAGCACCACCTGTTGACCCCGCAGTTACAAATGTCCCACTTGTTGCCTTTCCTACCAATACTTGTCCTGCTCCGTATGCTACCCATGTTGTTCCGGTAATATAAGTTCCAGGGTTTGTAGACACAGATGATTGGATAATCGCACCTATGGGATATATTAAATTAATTAAACCTCCATACGTAACCTCTCTAGTAGTTGTGTTATAATAACAAATATTTACGGGAGTTGCATCATTCCTTATTGGATTTACATAAAACCCAGCATTGGCTGGATTTAAAGCAACCCCACTCGCATTCAAAGCAATAGAGTTCGCCACAGAAGACCCAGAAGACGCATTATAACCAATTGCGATCGCATTCTGCCCCAAAGAATCACTTCCTGCATTACGACCAACTGCGACTGAAAACGCTCCTTGACCTGTTGCTCCACTATCTCTTCCAATTGCGACAGCACTCTGTCGTTGTGACGCATTACCTGAATTATATCCTATACATACACTATCAATATTTTGCGTTGTTTGTCCCGCTAATGTTCCAATTGCAATACTATTGTTTCCTTGGGTTGATTGACCTGCTAAATAACCAATTGATACACAGTTAAGTTGTTGATTTGTTTTTCCTGCTTCTTCACCAATCGCAACACTATTGTTTCCTTGTGTTATTTGCCCACTATCTCTTCCAACTGCGACACAATTAGTTCCTTGTGATGTTTGTCCCGCTTGATAACCAACGGCGACACTATTTGCTAATTGAGCCGACTGCGCCGCGCTATACCCGACTGCGACTGAATTATTACCTTGTGAGGCATTGCCAGAAAGATACCCAACAGCTACTGCTAATTGACCTTGACTGGTTTGACCCGCCAATCCTCCAATTGCGGTTGAGTTTTGCCCTTGACTAATTTGTCCCGCCCTTACACCAACTGCTAATCCCACTAATCCTTGACCGGTATTGCCAGCATTAAAACCAATAGCAATTGCTCCATTTGTTTGATTTGTCTGTCCTGCATTCTGTCCTATCGCAATAGCATTGTTACCGCTCATTCCTTGATTTGTCTGTCCCGCATTCTGTCCTATCGCAATACAATTATTTGCTTGTGTTACTTGTCCAGCATTTACACCGATAGCAACCGAACTAGCACCTTGACCAGTTGGTCCTGTTTGTCCAGCATTATTACCAATAGCTATCGCTCCAGCACCTTGATTGGTATTGCCAGCTTGATATCCTAAAGCAACTGCTTTTAACCCTTGTCCTGTTTGTCCAGCACCACACCCAATATTTATATTGTCAGACCCGACAGTCCATGAATTATTAGTAGTATTCCAATATAAATAACTCCCATAGCAGTTAGCAGTTCCGACTATTCCTATTACTCCTGTAGGGCCAGTTTGTCCTGTGGATCCTGTTTGTCCTGATGGACCAGTTTGTCCTGTTGAACCTGTATGTGTAATTATAGTCCCTGTATGTCCTGTGGGTCCTGTGGGCCCTGGGGTAGTATTCATAGGGCCTGTTGGTCCAGTGTATCCTGTAGAACCAGTTACTCCAGTATAACCTGTGCTACCGGTAACACCAGTATAACCAGTGGAACCTGTATGTGTAATTATAGTCCCGGTATGTCCTGTGGGTCCTGTGGGCCCTGGTGTAGTATTCATAGGGCCTGTTGGTCCAGTTGAACCTACACCACCACCACCTCCTCCATTGCACGGAACAAAACATTCACATTCATCTGGTACATATGGCTCTTGGTCACACCAATCACATGTATTTCCACAATCACAACTATCTGGCCCAGAATAGTCACAATCTGGACAAGGAACATAATATCCGGTTGTACAAGGATTATTACAAGGATTTGCTGTATAAGGAACTCCATTAATGTAATGAACATTTAAGTTGGTAACAGTAATAGTATTAGCATTTATGTTACTCATTTATATATAAAAAAACAATATATTTTAAATAAATAAATTCATAAATATTTATTTAAAATTTATTACGATCATTAAATATACTTTTTATTTAATTTGGAACAGGAAAGGGTCTTTGGTTCTTTTCTATTACTAAAGGCTCTGGTATGTATGTAGGTTTTTTCTCATATACATTTGCTGAAGTTAATTTAGTAATTTCTGGAGTAAAACAAGGTGCAGGATTGACTAAATTGGTTGAATTTATTCCAAACAAAAATGACTCTGTATCAGCTGCATTGTAAGATAATTTGTTCCACGGTATTTGAGCAGGGAGTAATCCAGTGCCAGGTAATCTAGTATTATAAGCTGCACCATATTGTGAATTAGGATATAATGTGTAATTCTCAAAGTGTTTATATTGTCTTTCTTCTAAACAATAGTTTCCTGGGGTATTTCTATTACGTGTAGAGGCCATTTATATATATATACTTTTAAAAATATACTTTTAAAAAAGTATAGCAAAATATACTTTTAGAAATATACTTTTAGAAAAAGTATAGCAAAATAAAACAAAATATACTTTTAGAAAAAGTATAGCAAAATATACTAAAATATTAGCGATT